GGGTATTTCAGCATCGCCTAACTTCCAGTTAATTGCTTGCTCAACCCATTCATGGGTTATGGTTCCTATGTTCAGCGCATCGTGAGACTTGCTTCGGTATGCTGACTTTAATCCTTTTATCAAAGGCTCAAGGGCCATGCGAGACTTGTATATCTTTGTCTTTTTAGAAGACGAATCCTCATCAAAGAAAAAGTTTTTCTCTAGCCAATCAGCACCTACTTTCAATGCCCACGGAACCAAAGCGGGTTTGGAGATAATGTCTAGTATCTTGGTGGCACTAGGCACTATCTCCTCCCCTACCTTGTACGCATGGAGTTTGGAGTCGAACAACATCTCGACTACCTCACCGTCATGGTACTCTATCTTCATTAGAACGGAACAGCAGATGAAGATGCAGACTTACGGCTCTCGCCACTACCGTTATACGGCGGCTCCACCCGACCAGAGAACTTCAGTTTGCCTGAGTCTTTAGTCCAGAGAGACACTCGCATCTTGGTACCGTCAATAAGCGCGTAGCCTGTTAGATCAGGGCGATTCTCATTGCCCTCTTTGTCGTTAGTGAAAAGCGAAATATCGCCATCTTTTTCTTCGTATGTACTCATAAGTTTCCTATATATTTTGGTGTGTAAACCTTTGGTTGGCTTGCTCAGTACGCCATACTTCAATGCGTAGTTCTAACTGCTTGAGTTCCCACCGCAGGGCCTCTTCTTTTTCCATAGCAACAGCGATACCTTCAATAGTTTCTGATACCTCAGGTTGCATGGAAACCCAGTTCTCCTTATCCGCCACGGTTTTTCCTACTGCTTTACCGTACAGAAAGGATCGTTGAGTCTTTTTAAACTCCATTAACTGATACGTTTCGGCTTTCGCCTGAGCGTACAGCGGAGCAATCTCTCCTATCTTATCCAGATATTCTTCTACCACTTGATTCATCGTTTTCATATCTCAATTATACCCTGATTAAAAGCCTCGTTCAATGTACGCAAGATAAAGTTTTCTTGCCAGTCCATGAACGCCGCATCTCCTGAGTGCATCTGCGTGTGGCATTGGAAGCACAGCGGCATGGTTAACCAATCACTAGCCTTGTACCCCATACCACCTGACAGTGGCGCGGCTCTTCCCTTTAAATGGTGGGCTACCACCGTACCATCCCTCACCTCACAACCAATACACGGCAGGGTGGCAACCCACTCAAGATAAGCCTTACTCTGTATCCGCTTTGACATAAAAGGTCTGGTAGTCTAAATACTCCCGATCTACAAGGTCATCAAAGTCCTCGGAATCGTAAAATGACCGCTGTTTGCAAAGATCGATATGGTGTGCGCCATCAATACCTTTATTTACCATACACATGGCTCCGCGCTTGGTCTTGGCGAAATCGACATGGAAGATGTTGTCGTTTTCGTCGTAACACTCTATTCGCCACTCTGTTTCCTGCCTTATCATAGTTTTTGTCCTCTACTCTGTATCTGCTTTTACATACTCATCAATCAGTATATTAGCATAGTGAACTATCTTTGTCAAGTCTTCTATCGGAGTTCCCTTCTTGTCGTAGCGGGAAGCATACTTAATTATATTTCCCGCACAGAAATTGAGATTATTCTGCATGATATACTCGATAGGCTCCACTTCCATCTTGTAATGATTAGGTGTCAGATTCCGCATACGCCACTCAGACATTGCTCTTCAGAGTTATCCTCATAGATCACCCCACGCTTCGCGTGAGCCTCCTCATAAGGCACTGATGTAATAGGCTGACCACCCCTAGCGCCATCGGGATACACTGTCAGACCCCGCAAACCGTGTGCGTAATCGCTAATCACCTTAGCAAACTTAGCAACCTGATCTGGATTGTTAGCGTCTGTACCCCATGCAGGTAGATTGAGGGTAGAACTGATGGCGTGATCCACATACTTCTGCAACTGGTACTGAAACTTAATACGTCGCTCTGGGTCTGCCGCAAGATCAACAGCCGACTCGATGTTCTCTGGTTTTATTCCAGAGTCAATCAATCCTTGAGCCGTGCCGTCAACGACAAACTGATGTTTCCATCTCGTTCCATCTGAAAGGTAACGTCTACGGTATGCGACTGCATAGATCGGCTCCACTCCAGAAGTAGTTCCCGCGAGTATGGAGATTGTGCCTGTTGGAGCAATGGCTCTATACCCTTTAGGACGGTTGAGAAATAGTCTATCGCAGTGTTCGTCGGCGGCTCGTTTAGATTCTTTTTCATAGACTTTCATCCATTCTTTTAGTTCATCAACCATCTCGTAACGATGACCACGCTTGAGCAACCACTCATGCATACCCATCAATCCGAGTCCGATACGACTGTTCTTTTGTCTTGTCTCGCTGACTTTCTCATACGGAAGTTGCGCCCTAATAAGTCCACAAACCAGAAACTTACTAGCAAGGCGTACCACATCACGAAACTCATCAACAGACTCGACATTAGCAAGATTAATACTACCGAGGTTACAAACATCAGAGTCATCTTCTGAAGTAATCTCAGTACACGCATTGCGTAGCGTTTCATTCTGTTTGTCTCCGAAGTTAAATGAGAATCCGGGTTCGCCTGTCATCAATGCCTGCTTTACGTTCTTTAAAAACGTCGGGTCTTCGTGCCGTTTCTCGGCATTTAGCCATGCGTCATCGTAGTTAAGACTGATGTTCATCATATCCAAAGGCGCTGGGAAGTTAAAGTCTTGCTGTTTCAGTTCAGCGATTGACGTATCACCCACCTTCATATCAAACCAGTTCTTAACGGTTAGAAGATTCTGTGCATCCTCGTGCCGCCAGTTCATAGAACCATACAGCGCAGACCTACGCGACCCACCCTGCATGACGTTGCGCCCAACCTCATTCAGTGTGTAGAGAAGGGGAATGGGACCAGATGCTACGCCTCCAGTACGCTTTAACTGCCTACCAGATGGTCTTGCAACAGAAACATCAACACCAATCCCGCCGCCTGTCATCAAACAAGACATGGCACGTTGCGTAACACCAGCCCACTCTTCTCTTGTATCATCCTCAAGTCTTAGCAAGTAGCAATTGTTATAGAACCGAGCCTCTCGACCTGCATACCAAAGATATCTACCGCCGGGTAGAAATTTAAAATCCGCGATGTACTGCACAAGTTGATCCTGATCTGACTTATCCATCAGATTATTCTTCTTGCCATCATATGTACCGCAGACATTGTTTACTACGGTATGCGCTTTATCTTCCCACGATTCGTATGGATTGCTCGCATACTTCTGTTTGAAGATTGTCTCTCCTAACTCAGTTCTAAATTTCATAGGCTTGCCTCGTACTCCTTTCTCCACTTGTCAATTTCTTTGCCATGCCGTTCAGCCATTAGTTTATCATAGCCTTCTGGTGTGGCCCACTCTGCGGGATTACGCCCACTGTCAAAGGCAGAAGGGTAGTAGAGATAGCGTCCAATTCCCCATAGGACAGCGGCTCTCTTCAAGGCATCACTAATGCCCCCTTTGTCGCCTTCAATGTCAGTGTCACCTGCACCATCAGACTTGGTAACCCACTTGTCTCCGATTCTGCACGACAGTTTACAGATCATTCTGCCACCCAGATTTTCGTAGTGCGTCTGCCAACCGTCGATGTCGAACACCTCATCAAGTCGGTTCATTACATCCCGCGCATCAATGTACACCAAGTCTTTACCACCCTTGTAACCCTTGCGCCATTTGTGCTGCTTGAAGGGTTTCTTGAGTGCTATCTCTATGTATTTCATTAGTCCTCCTTTACTAAGGTTTCGTGATAACTACCATCATCATCGTACCACCCATGATACTTGCTTTCCACAAGTTTCTTGCGCCGAATAACAAACGGTTTATCTTTGGTTCCTTCTCCTTCAATCATCTCGTTGCTGTAGTTAAGGTACTTCATAGGCGAAAACAACTCGTCAATTAATGCTCTAGGTCTGTTCATTTTTAAGTCCTATAAAATGCTCAGCATCCACCACTGCCAAAGCCTTGTGTCGATTACGTTTTACAATCAGCAAAGGTTGGTGGCCCTTCGCATTTGCTTCTGCCTGCTCCCAAGCCTTCCACAAATTCAATCTCTCCACATTCTTGCACTCTATGCTGTATGGAAATATAGCTCTAGCGCGTGGAGAAAGTAATACATCTTCTCCACCTGCTCCCATGCTAGTTGATCTAACATCGTCATCCTCTAGGTCAAAGGTATCAATTAATAGACATCTGACCCACTGCTGTAGTCTTCTTCCCTTTTGCTTGCCTGATGATGTTTTCATTTATCTTATCCGTTAGACCCGCCTCCTCAAGTGATCCCGCTATGCCACCCTTCGGCGGTGTGGGAAGAATACTCTTCGGATGCAGACCCTTATTGTAATAGTTAAGCGATGCAAAGTCCAACTTTAAATCTAAGTCTTTCTCCGCTCCGTCAAAATGCCTGGCTTTACAAAGACTTAGGTACGCTTGTACATCTGGATCATCATAAACCCTACCCAGAATAATCACATTGTCCACCCTGTTTGTGATGTCAGCAGACCCCGCGACACTCCACTTATCCAACCTATCCTTGACGCTGTTGCCCTTACGCGCATGGGCAACCAGAATAATATGGATACCCAAGTGCCTAGCAGAGTTAGCAAGTGCCTGTATCACCTGCTTCTGTCCATTCCAATCGTCGCTGTTCAAACTCATAGTCATCAGCGAATCAATCAGCACCATCTCTATCCCCAAGTTATCCACCGCGTACCGCAGTACAGATACCAGTGCGCGTGGTGTGATGGTTCCATGCTGATCGTAGAACCAGAGTTTATCCTTCGCCCAATAGGTAAACTGCAAGCCTGCGTCTATGTCTGGTTTGTTTTGTAGTGATGCCTGCCTCCACATCCTTGCCAACTGTGACTTGGGTGACATCTCAAGCGATACCGACAGACACTTCCTACCCTGATCCATAGCAGACAGTAGCACCTGAGATGCAAAGAGACTCTTGCCTGCTCCGTTGATACCTGCTAGTAGGGTTATCTCCTCTGATCTCAAGCGGAATAGATCATCAAACTCGGTAAAGGGTAACTTAACTCCAGACAGATGCTCGTCCAGATTAAAATAATCAAAAGTCTCTTGAGTAAAGTCATTTGATGGGCGTATTTTTCTTTCAACATCGGTAAGGTTCTCATATTTTTTTAGGTCTTTCTCTGTGATTTCCATATTATTGATCCGTATCTCCACCTACCACCGTGTCGGTAGTACTGGTCGAATGGTTTCTCGCCAGGATTGTAGAACTTGCTCCAGTCCTGACCTTTAATTGCTTTGATTGCAGACATTGATTGAACCCTTCTTGGGTTGTTCTCAGTATTTCCCATGAACTTCTGATGAACTTTTCCGCAAGCGGATTGCAGTGCTGAATAAATTTCCCACGCCTCAACCACCATTTCATCGGTAGATTTTCTTGATCTAGTGATTATATTCATGCACTTCAGTGCCGTGTTCATAAGCACATCTATCTCTACCTCCGAATGGCGACGGAGTTCCGTCACCATCCTTTTGGGTAGATTCTTCAGTCTTTTAAACGCTCTCTTCTCAAGCATCCCACTGTCTACGCTTATCCATCTCTTCGTAATTCATTCTGTCTCTTTCCTGTAGCAAGAACAAACCCTTATTAATAATCTCATCCAACTGTTTCTCAGTTATGATGACCCCATTACCGTTGATCTCCAGAATAATCTCGTCGATACCTGACTCGTAAAGGTCAACAGAATCAACTGGTTCCGACAACATTTCATCAAGTTTTGACTCCGCTAGGCGGTCAATCTCCTCGTCAAAGTCTGAGTCGTAGTATGTTTTCATCTTATTCCCCGTATGTTGCGTGGTAAAAGTCCTGCACGTTCTCAAATGTAACGTTCTTCTGTAACACTTTAGTGTAGATATCAATCTGCTCTTGCGAGAAGTGCCTATACAGTGGCGCAGTCATCGCGTTAATCAACTCACCCTCGATATCATCATAGTTGTCATCGCACAAACCAAGAAATCTATTTAGTCCACTCATTTTTATTCTCCTGTTTTTTCATATTGTAACCCAACTAGGTATTGGTCGTCCAGTCCATCTCGGGATCAGCGGTTTTTCACGCGCCATCCATTCCGCATACTTGAAGTTTAGATAGTTCTTGTACGCCTCCTCCGCGTCTGACTGCTTGAACTCTTCAGGCATACACTGAGGGAATGGTGTGACTTCATCGCTCATGTCGATGCCTGCTGGTAGGTTTGACAGGATGGTCAGAAGTCTACCGCTTTTGTGCTGTGTGCCAAATCGAAACAGTTTCTCCTCCAACAGATTCTGGAAGTGTCTCAACGCCCACCTATAATTTCCCGCTGTCGCCCTGATCCAGATGGAACATGGGTGGTTGCGGTGCGTCGGTCTGTACATCCCCTCAACCGCTGAACCTAACTCATGGTGTGCAGTGCAAAGCATCTGACACTGCTCCAGCGGAAACTTTACAGCGTGTTGGTCGCATTGGTCAGCGACTGGTATTATGTTTTGGTTCATTGCTTATCCTCTTAACTCTCCTCATTTAATTCCGCTTAGGGAATGTTGAGAGAATTTTTGATGTTATCCATTGCCTCACATATAACAGACCATTCGTCTTCTGTCCAATCCTTGCTTTCAAGCGCACCCCATACTGCCTGCATATCCTCAAGCAAAAGAGCGCCTGAGAATTCATTTAAAACGTCAGCATATTTCATAAAAAAATACCTTGCTTAGTGGATTTGCGCCAATTAGATCAGACAACAACGATATCCAAAACACAGTATTTTTTATGACGGCATAAGCTATCTTTATACAGCCTGGCTTTCCCTTATAAATCAATGACTTAACCCCTAATCCATTATATATATAGGAAGTTTTTTTGAGTGGGTCAAGACTCTTTAACTATCAGGCGATCCGTCCTGACATCTTGCCGAAAGCGGACACTAGCAGAGGGGTTTGACTGGCAACCCGACCC